TGACCAAACCCAAAGAGGGTGAATATATCTCTGTTTTGTTGAAGATTCGCGATTGTATAAGTTGTGGCGCCAATAATGATCTCAACTATGAAACCGTTTGCTAGAGCAGAAACAGACCCAAATTCACCGAGATCTAGTGTTCCTGAATCATTAATAAATAACTGCATGGCCTTGAGATACCACGTCTGTCCTGCTGTGACGGTCTGGGAAAAGGTCACTGGCGTACCAGAGCCATTCACGGACATGTCTTTACTACCTCCATTGAGAAGGTAGAGGTGGGAATATATGACGGACAGACTGGGGACTATGGGATAAGTCGCATCACCTACGACTTCCAGCCCATATTTCCCTGATGTCTTGAGGGTAATTCCAGCAGTGTTTACGGTCGCTGTTTCCCCGATGGTAATGACGGCATTGTCATTATCGTCGGTTCTATTGACGTCATTAATTCCCATCTTTACCTTCTTCAGCGATCTCTTTTTCCAAACTCTCCATATACTCAACTAAGCGTTTAAAAGAGAAGGAAAGGGAGAGGAACTTCCCCTCCCCCAGCTCTTTTAGCGTTGAATTGTTCAGGACGTAGAAAAGGTTCTTTAGGTCTGCTAAAAGTTGCTTCTTTTCCATTATGCTGCCTCTAGTATCGTTATGTTATTTCCAGCTCCAGCAGCGATACACCACAATTCAAGAGCTTCACCAAACTTAAACTCCATTGACGCGTTTTTAGGAATCTCGATTCCTCGAGTAGACCCAGAAGTGGTCACTGTGTTGTCAAAGCCTAACCAGATGGATTTGGCAGAAATGTTCTGAATGAGAACAGACTTTCTACCAGCAAGAGGAGTGACGGCGATTTGAGCAGCAGTCGCGCCTACAGTGGCGGCGCTTACTTGCCATGCCACATCATGAGAATCACGAACAAACAACTGGCGATAAAGATCCCCAAGAAGATCGAAGCGGTCTCCAGATGCGGAAAGAGCGGCGAGAGCAGTACCTGTGTCATATCCTCGTCCCCCAACTTTAATCGGGTTACCTGAGTCAACTGCATCATCGGCGACTGTTCCAGCTACTTCAGCAGTTGTTCTGAGTCGTCCAACGGCGTCTACTTGGAGTGGAGCGTAATCCCCATCGGCACTGACAAGCGTTCCACCAGCATCACTACGAACCGCTAATGCCATGATCCCTTGGTCGCCAGAGCTGTGAGCAGCATCTTCGGCCTTGGAGAGTGCGGTAAGGGTTGCATCGATAGAACCAGTATCAGCGTCTATTGTTGTAAGAAGGGCGACAGCTGAGGTGTCGTGGACATAAACTTCACCGAGGGCATTTGCTTTAACGAAAGAATAGTCCCCATCTGCTGAGGTATCTGTCGCGAGTGTGTCTTGTCTAACTGAGAGGCAGAGTTGCCCGAGGTCCCCAGAAGAGGCGGCGGCGTCCTCAGCATAGATACCAAGACCCATTGCTGAGGCAATATTTACATCGAGTGCGGTCCCGGTTTCGGAGATAACTGCTCCACCAGAACCAATAATAAAGGACCCTACCCTTTGGTTTTCTGTTGGGTCCGACGGGTCAAACTGTAAGCGATCCATTGTTATGGCCATAAAATATCCTCCCTACGTCCATTCTAAAATTTCAATTACCTGACTTACTCCAGAGCATTGCATATAAAGAGTCACATCCACCAAATCTAGTGCGTCTAAATGCAGTGAAGCAAAGCGTGGGACTGTAAGGAAGACCGTTCCAGACTCACCCGAGTTAAAGGATAGCTGAAGATCAGCAGTTCCCCGGACCCGGACAATGAATTGCTTGGTGTTGCTGGAAAGAGCTTGGGAAAATTCCACATTCGCCGTACCGGGAGAAGTGACATTGTAGATCGTTGGGGTTTTTGCTGGTGCGGCACCCCGCACCGTGCCCGTTGCGACACTCATGCCATCTCCAAGACTTTAACTAATATGGTCTTCCCTGACTCCGCGATGCCATAGATGGTCACATCATTGGCAATGTCGAAGTTGAGCGCCTCTCCTGGCAACACCTCCCATCCACCGTTACCACCGACTGTTCTCCCGGACGCGACATTGGAAGGACCTATATAGAGGATCTCGGTCGCACTCAGGTTATGAATACTGATCGAGTTTCTATTGGTCAGATTCGTCGTCGGGATTGCCGCCGCTGTATCTGTTATCTCTAGGGTCGTGATCTTAATCTCTTGGGACAATCCGCTAAAAACGAATGACCCAGATATGGGGATCTCTTCTCCAGAGACGTTCTTTACCTTTACCTTGAGGACATATTCGATTTTCGACGGCGGAAACTGTTCCTCTGCCGATCGGCGAATTGCCTCTAGCCCGTGTTCACCTACACTCATTCGCACTCTTCCTTAACGTGAGGTCTTTTGGACCCACAAAAATAACGTTAGGAATAAAAAAGGGGGCGAACCCCCCTTATGTTACGCCTGGAAACCGCGGACGAATACGCGGAATACTCCTGCCGTTAGGGCAGCAGTTCCGACTGTAATCGTCAAACCATCTTGGGCAGATGCAACCTTATGGACTCCATCAGATAAAAGGGCGCCGCCGCCTTTGAGGGCCGTACCGGCAGAGGGAGTACCGAAGAAGTTCGCAAAATAGCCATCAGCGTCACCGCCACCATCTTCACCGATAACGATAGTGGGTGTGCCACCTGAGGTTATTGTGGTGTCGATATGAAGGAACATTTCAGTAACAATGAAGTTATCGGGTAGATCACCTAGTGCGATGGCACCTACGGCACCACCAAGTTCAGCAAAGTCATATTTAAAGGGCGGGAGGTTAATTAACTCTCCAGTCCAAACCTTTGATCCCATTACAGTCTCCTTGTCCTTGTTTTTTTAGCTTCTTCTTGAACAACGTTTTCCGTGGATAATAGCGGTTCATGTATCAGGTTGTCTTTTTCAAAAAACACATACCAGTTCGCGCCATCTCTCATGTACTGAATAATCCGTACCTTACGAGGCAATCTCCTCAGCATCATGTGAAGGCTGTTGAGATCTGGCGCGCTGAGATGTCCTACCAAGTTGCCGCTATCTTTATCCATTTATTATCCTGAAATCTTAGCAATTCGCTTGTTGTCGAACAGGCTGATTCCGTACAGGATATCAACCGACACCAACATGCTGAACTTCTTATTTACGTGCTGATCAGAAACTTTGACTCTCAATTCTTGCTGCATAACCATCTGCAGGGCGGATGGATGCACGGCGAAACCTACGTCAGCGCCCAAGATATCGCTTTCGGCAATTTGGAAGCCGTAGAGTGGGCTAGCGAATTGGCCAGAAGAGACGGGAGATCCTTGAGGGATAAAGTCTGAGCTCGTAAATGTGTTTTTAGTTAAAAGATCACCAAAGTACTGGGGATCAAGGAAGAGGTATCTGTTTGTAACGGGGACCTTAGCTTGGCTAAGGAGAGTTCTTAAAGCAGCGACGTCAGCGGCAGCGAGATCTGAAGCTGAAGCTGGGGCAATTTGATGATCGGGGGCAGCAGCGGAAGGAACCAGGGCATTGATGACATCTTCTTCGATTTGACGACGAACGGCATAAATCAATGAACGCTGTGCCTCTTGCTCGAATTCTTGAGACTGAAGCATGGCGGTATCAGTGATTTCGAAAGCGGCAACGGCGCGCTTGTTCACTGTTACGCTGTTTTGGTTCACAACCATGACTTCGGCGTTGAAAAGATCTTTATCGTTTGTGAGGATTTCTCCTGTAGGGGCGGCGATTTGGTTGACCCTTACGATATCGCCCATTGCTCGGATGGATCCTTCATAGGCGCGAGAAAAGACGTTAGCGATGAGCAGCTGATTGCGAAGCTCATCGTACATATTCGGTGCCCAAATTTCCGGGATTAGATTTGCAAGATCGGTTACGCCTGATACTCCAAAGGCCATATAAAACTCCAATAATGTAAGTTAATAAAACGTTAATTTCACTAACTTAGACACCACTGGTCGCCTAAGGCGGTCCCACTAGGACCTCATCCGAACTTATAAGACTTGAGGTTCAAAAGACATAGCTTTAACTCTCCAACCCACTGAGCTGGAGAGTTGACCCACGGGGTCTTATGTTCTTTTTACTCCCAGAGTTTTATAAAGCTCGGGCTCTAACTTCTTCCTCTCATCATAGGGCAGCTTCTTCCAGGCCTCAAGGGTCAGTTCTCCTGCCCCTAGACCTTGAGTGGCCGATTGATTGACCCCTACTCTTGATGGACCAAATAATTCAGGATAGTCCTCAGCAATTGATTTAGCTGCAATAGACGCTCCAGAGACTACACCTGAATCCCTATCATAGTCTAGGGTCTTAAAGTCGACAAGTTTGAGGACTTTTTCGGCCTTAGTATCTTGGATCCCCAATTTGACGAGCTCTTTCTTAACGGCAGATTGTTTAGCGGCATTAATGAGGACGCTATTTTGCTGTTCATATTTTTCCTGCCAGGTAGTGCTCTTTTTTTGCTCTTCTTCGTAAAGGGCCTTCCAGTTTTCTTGTGCCATCATCTTTTCGCGTTCGCGTTGTTCGGCGATTTGCTCAAATTCTCTGGCGCGGGCGACAGCGGCCTTTTTTTCGTTCATGAGTCTCATGACAAAGGCCTCGTCATAGAATTTGGATTCTTGTTTGACCTCAGTTTGCTCTATGGTCTGTTCGGGTTTTTTCTCTGGGGTGGGCATTGAGACATTTTCAACTTTTTCCATTTTTACCTCAGCTTATTAAGTTCTAATTGGATTAGGTCATCTAATTTTCTGGAAAGGATTCTTTCTTCGTCTTCGGCAAGGCCTAAGAAGGGTCGATCATTGGAGACATACTCGGCAATTTTGCGATTGTTATCCTTTTGGGGGATAGATCTGCCGTCTAGGATAACAGGTTGTCGCTTGGATGCTTTAACGCTGACCACAACTCCCTCTTCGGTGTTTCTTGAGGTCAGGGCATTGAGCATTTGTCCTGACAGGGTCAAGTTTGACCTTGAGGGGGCGCCGAACTCTCCAAGATTTGCCTTTCTTCTTTGGTCAATATACCCGCGTCTAATGATAACGCCATCCACAATTGTGGGATTATTGGAGAGTGGTTTTAGGGGTGCCAGTGCTTTGCCGTCTGAGGATAGGCCTAGACCGGACTTGGTTCTTTTATAGATAATATCGATGGCCTGATTACCTAAGGCCTTTTTGGTGGCATTGCTGGTCAGTACCTTTTCTAAGGCCTTTTTAATATCGTCGATAGTCGCCATTAAGCACCTCTTATAAAGTCTGCAATATCTACTAGGCCTCCTGAGCGGTAGGCCTCATTGACCACTTCTCGGACAATGCGCTCTTCTTCTTTCTTGGGTAGTCCAAAGAAATCCCGGACCGGAAGGGTGTTGTTTCGTCCCCCGCCACGGATATGGCCATCGGCCTTAGCGTTTTGGAGATCAGAGGCAAAGTCTACAACAATGGATGGAGAAGAGGATAGCGCATTTGACTGCATATTTGCTAGCATTTGACCTGTTAATTTGAGGTTAACCTCGCTAGCTGATTTGCCATAGATCTTAAATTGGAGAGATTGCTGATAGCCTTTAGAGTAGGTGGAAGGTTTAAAATCTTTATTGTTTTTGTCGACGCCGGACTCGGTTCTTTCGCGAATGAGGCGGACGACTTCCCTTCCTATGTTGGATTTGACGGACGGGTCGTTAATGAGAGGACGTAATTGGTCTCTAAACTCCCGGGATCTGTTGGAGAAAGCGCGATCGAAGGCCTCTGCCAGGTCTATGCGATAGCGCTGTTTGATAGCGGGCATTTAGTAACCCTTTTTTTTCTTCTTTTTCTTTGCCATTTTTGTCACCTTTATTGTGTAGTCTTTAAACTCAACGAGCTGCTGTCCGATCGCTATCAATCGGAGGGGATGATAGTGATCCGTCGGGCATGGTATGAGTATGGCCTTCCCCTGCCGCCTCGGCGGAAGTAAACCCATTTCCATCATCCAGCTCATGTATATGGAGAGTTCCTTGTCCGATAGCTGGTTTAGTTCCTTGATGATAGTGCGTATCCTCTTCTTCGTCAGGTACGTCTTGTACTTCTTCAGTTGGTAGTAACCCCTGTTGATCTTGGTCTATCTCAAACATTAGCTCTTCTAGCTGCTGATCATCCATTTCAGGGTTCATGCGTGCCAGCTCACGTCTTCTGGTGGACCATCCGGAAGAGACTCGCAAGTTGGCCAACTCGATCATTTCCCGTTCAGTCATGACTATTTGGGGTTCAGGGAAGAAGATGGTCAGGTCAAAGGTGGAGGAGAACTCCATATTGATATCAGCGGCCAACTGTCTGGTGCGTCGCCAGTAGGGGACCATTTCATGGGCAATTTTAAGCCACATTTCTTTTTCGGCGCGTCTGAAATAGGCCTGTTGGTCTTTCTTGTCTTCCTGTGATTCTGCTGAGTCGAGGGCGCGTGCCACCCCGGAAGCGGGGGAAGCGGCGGTCAGCTGTCCGGCAATGGCGGACGAGGATAGGTTCTTTGTGGTCAGCAAAGAGGAGACCAGGAATTCGCAATAACGAAGGACGTTATCAATATCGACGACGGGTCTAACGGTGTTGATTTGAGGGGCCTGTCCTTCGGGTCCATAGTCTAGGCTGATGACGGAATTGGGGGAGAACTCGAGCTTGGTATCCCCGGTGCCTACGGTATAGATGATCGCCCAGGAGAGGTACTTTACGGCAAAGGCGAGATCCGATAGCAGCAGGGCGATCAGAGCTGGCATATCCAGGAGGTCCTGATCGGGGATGGGGTTAACGTCATAGGTTGAGCTGTTGATATAGATAAAGGGTAGGGTCCCATAGGGGTTAATGCCCTCTGGGTTATCTATGGCCATCATCATTTGTTCATCAACGCCGCCATTGCCGTCGGTAATAATATGCTGATCGGCGGTCCACCAGGCGATGCGTGCCTTCTTCCGATCCGTGTCGAGGATCAAGAACTTGGCGATAAGATCTGGTTTTTCTGGGGTGGTTGGAGAGTGGGACCAGACTTTATAGGTGTGGCGGGGGAGGTTGCGAATGGAGGGGGTCCCTTGATCGGTAAGGACAATCTCAATGAGGGTCGCTTTGTAGAGCTTAAAATAGCGATTGGCCTCCTTCATGCGAGTGTTGACCTCCATGTACTTTTCATACATGTGGACAAGGTCTTGATCGGACTCATTGCGGTCATGGGCACGGCGAAGGGGACTTTCGTTGTAGACGTTCGCTAATTTGTAGATGATCTTATAGAGGATATTGAGCGGAACAATGCGGTGTTTAAGCTCGTCTATGGTGTTGGAGCGTTTAAACTCCTTCATAATCCGGTCATTGACGACGATAGAGATATTGCCGTTGAACATCATCCATCGGTGGAAGTCGTCTTGGCGCTGCCGGACGGTATAGGGGTCATAGAGTTGTTCGCTATAGATTTTGAGCATATCGGGTGACAAAGCAATCATATATATCCCCTAATAATTGTATTGAAATGCATCTTGAGTCTTAATGATTGGATACTCGTAATGCAGATTGTACCCGAAAGCATCGAATACGTGACCCGTAAGGGCGTCTTTAATATCTGGCTCGCAAGTTCCTTCCTTATACACCACACTCTCCAACTCTTTGACCAGTTTTGGGCACTTCTTAGTATTGATCAGGCATAACCCCTGTTCAAGCGCCCTGTTACACGCCGCCCACCGATCGATCCTTCTGGGGTTGGAGAGTTTGGTCTCTACTGTATACCCGTTGTCTTTGATGATCTGATGGTCTGACCGGGAGGAGTTGGAGGTCCTTCTAGCACCGGAAGCATCTGGGCGGAAGATCACTCCCCGATAAATGGCCTGAGGATACTTTTGACGAATAATGTCGCAAACCTCTTGGGTAGAGGACGTGGGGATGACCATTTCTTCGAAGGCGATCATCTTGCCGGCGACCTTTTGGAAGAGGACTCCAGACATGGGGTTCCGGTTGAAGTCTTGTCCGATATAGATTGGGAGATTAGGATCATAATGATAATCAGTATCATGTTGTGCACGATCAAACGCATAGACAATCCTTCCACCGAATGTCTCAAACGAGGCCTCGTACTCCTGCCGGAAGGTCCTGGGATCTAGATCTCGTTTGGCCTCCTCTATCTCGGCGAGACCTTGGGGGGTCTGGAAATAGGGAGAATCGATGGTCATAAATTGATGGTATGACCAATTGTCCTTGGTTTTGGCGTCATTGAATAGCTGGTAGAAATGGTTGTGCCCACGAGGGGTCCCAAAGAACTCGGCAAAGCCCAGCTTGTCCGAGAGTGCCGGACGGACGGATTGATACCAGATATTAGGCTTGATATCCGAAAATTCATCGAAAAAGACCCCGTTTAGCCCCTTACCCAGGAGGGATCTCTCCTTTTCCGCTGATTTTAACTGAATGACCGTCCCCGTCCGAAGACGGGTCAGCATAAGACGCTGTTCATCCTTCTTATATCCCCACTTCAGCTTGTCCCAGTATGCCTTAAGGTCGTCCCATAGCAGATCTCTGGCCATGCCATAAGTGGGGGCAATATACCAATAGAGCTTCTTAGGGTTTTGGGAGAGAAAGGAAAGGCGTTCCTTGATGTACCAGGTCTTCCCAAACCGCCGACCACACACGCATACCTTAAAACGATGGTTATCTTGCCAGATGATTTGCTGCTTACTGTGGAGGCTGGGCGGGTATATCACTGATTATAGCCTCGTCTTCGGTTTGCATAGGAACTTGAGGCTGATCGCACCACCCACAAAGATTCTTTAAGCAAAAAATCATCATGGTGACATTCCCTGAAGTCGCCATTTGTATGGCCTTTTGCGTAAGGGTTAATCTCGTATGCGCCATCTTTTTTTCCCTGTATTGGGAAAAAGTTACGCCGTATTTTTCTCGGATTTTATTCTGAATTGTATCGTAGTGACACTTCATCAATTCAGCACAATCCTCAAGCGAGGGCTTATACCTCAAGATGTTATCCAATATTTCCCAATCAAAATCGATGGGGGGTCTGCCGTTAGGATTTCCGGTAGGTTTTCTAGGCATTTTTACCCCTGATATTGTGCACTAATCTTCCTTGGGTTTGATAGGAATCGGATAGTATTTTTCTACAAATTCATCAATAAATTGGTTTCGCTTATCCTCTACTTCATGAAGAAAGCGCTTATTAATCTCCAGACTCTTTTGCTCATTTTGAATATATTGTCTTTTCTCTCGTTTTTCAGCAATAACCTTCTCTAATTCAGCGATCCTCTTTTCTAGCTTTTCCGCAACTCTTTTAAAACGCTCCATATTGGACTTTCCCCTTTTAACCCTAACGCCTCGATTACGTCCTCTACGCACGTGGCCACCAAAGCGATTCCCCCCTGACTTTTGACCGTGTCTAGAAATAGCTTCTGCTCCTCGGATAATAGTTTTTTTCTCTTAGGCGTCTTTACCTCTATGGCCAAAAACTTCCCCTGGTAGATCCCAATAATGTCGGCAATCCCCCTGATGATATGCTGGCTTTTCGGCAGCCTATAAATAGACTTAACAGGATCCCAGACCCCTACCGTATTCACCTTAAAAACAAAAATTGAACAGGAAACTAGAAAATCCAGAATTTGGCGCTCAATATCCTTTTCCTTTGTAACCATCACCCCCCCATAGGATGATCTTCTCAGGAAGGAAGGACTTTTTCTAGGCATACGTCTTTACCTAGAGATTGATTAAGAAAACGGCGAGCTTATAAAGGCCTATCGGTGTCGCCACCAATAAGAATAGGTAGAAAAACAAAAGAAGCAGGTTCTTTGCCTGCTCAAGTGGTGGGATTGTCTCCTTCAAGATACATCTCCAGCTGCGTGTCCTTGTGGTTTACCTGGTGCTCAACACCATCTATCTCCACCTGCAAGAACTCTCCATGAATGCCCAAAACCTTAAACTTACTCCCCTCTAAGGGATGTCCAACCTTAACCCTTCCCCTGAGATTTACCAAGTTTAAACTCTTGCGCTGTTCCTTTAACAGCATACTCTCCAAGTTCACATGATCAATGGGATTCTCCTTAGACTGCTCCCACAATTCCCTAAGAAGCTTCAGACGCTCACAGGTCACTGCTTGCATAAGCATCCTCTCATGGTTTCTTAACATGTGATCCATAAAATTATCTAAACTCATCGGAACCTGTATCCTTTAAAACTTGCAATATCTCTTGCTTCGACTGCTCGTCCCAAGTGTACAACTCCTTGAGATCTCCTACCCCCAGCTTGCCCTTCAAATACTCCAC